GACACATTTATGAAATAAAATTTGTTGTGTCTTATGGTATCTTCATTCATCGCTTCTTTCGCTTGGCGTTCTCCACGAGAAAGGATCACCCAGCGAGTACGTTCGCCGTTGGCTTCTGCTTCTAAGCAATCCAGTACAATTTCAAGGGTAGTGGTAAATGTTTTACCTGTTTGACGAGCAAACATTGCTACTTTGAAACGGCTTTTATCGTTTAACCATCGCTTTTGATAGTCATAGAGAACGGTGTTATTCAATGCCATAAACTGCTTTTACCATTTTTGTCACATCTTCAAGGGATAGTCCTGCCTGTGTACCACTTTCTTCTACGGCTTTAGCTGCTTGTTCAATCACTTCCTTGCGGATTTTACGTTCACGCTCATAGCTTAAACTTTCCGCCTGTTCCAAACGTTGTAATGCTGACGATAACAATGCTAAATCTTTCGGCTCAATACCACCTTCTTGTTCACCCAATCTAATGGACGTTTCAAAGGCAATATTCTTCACCATTTCCATCACGATTTTCCCAATGTCAGACTGCGGAGCTTCACCAAATTGTTTCGTCCAAATTTCTGCCACTTCTCGTGCATTACGGATTTTACTTGCCATTTTTTCCATACGGTTGGCATAGCGATTTAGCCCTGTTTTACTTAAACAATAGCTTTCATCAAGCCCACAATCACGAATCAGATCGTTAATTTCTTCTAGAATTTGCGTTTGTGAATATTGCTTGTCACGCAGCATCATTGCCAGTTGGCTTTTGATGTTCGGCGGTAATAAATTAACTTTACTCGCACGCCCACGGGTCGTTTTCTCATTCATTTAAACGCTCCTTAAATATCCTTTAAAAACCGTTTAAACCTTAGGTCTTGGGCGTTTTACCCCTTCAACCGTCACTCGACCTTGAGCGACATCTAACCCACGTTGCGTAATGCTGGCAACCATATAGCCATCTTTTAAACGCTCAAGCTGAATAAGCCCTTGTTCTTCTAGCCATACAAGGTGATTACGCACAAGATCACGGCTAATATCGTGACCATATAAATCAAGGCAATCACTTAAAATAGACTCATTGGCATCATAGCCAGCCTCGGCAAGAGAACGTAAAATCACTAAGCGTTGATCTTTAGTTAAAATTGTCTGCATACATCATTCCTTTAATACTTTAGCTTCAAGTAATAAGCCAACTTGGTGATTTATTGAAGTCATTTTTGCATTAGCCGTTTGCGTTTCCCCTCGCACTTCCGTCATTAAAATTTCAAGTCTTGCGACATCTTGAGCGGTGGGTAAGTTATCCACTTTTGTTTCAAGCTGAGTTAAACGTCGGTCATAGTGTTCAACATTTTCAGCAAGGGTATTCACATCGGATTTTTTGGCATACTTACTATCCATTTTTAGCCAAAATCCAGCCCCAACTAAACCAATAACAGTAGAAATCAAGGCGAAATGTTGGCGTAAGAAATCCAGAATCTCTGTCATTTAGACTGCTCCTTACAGACTTCTTCATAGGTCAGATTGTGTGCTAGTACTTGGCGTTTCGTTTCCGTCGTGTCCTGACGACTTGGGTAAATCAGCCCGAATGCTGTGCAACCTGTCGTCGTCACGGAAGTAGTTGTGTGCGTGCAACTGCTCATCAACGGTATCAGGGCTAACACGCTGAACATTTTCACGATGCGTTTGTTGAATTTTTGCATTTTGTACCTCTGCATTTTTTGCTGAATTTCGACCGCTTGTTGTTGGTTTTCTGCCTGTAGTTTCCGATTTCGTTCTTCAGCTTTTTCAACCTTGAGCCAAAGCCAAAACAAAACACAGGCAGCAAGAAATAACACTACGGTCACAATTTTTACTGTCATCATTCAAATTCTCCTTGTCGCTTGCTACTCAAGGCATTCGCAAACCCTTTCGTTGCCACTTGACCACCACAGAACACTGCAAAGGTCATAAATAATTCAGGCACATAACTGCGATCTAAATAGACACAATAAGCCAAAATCGCTGACATCAATAACGCCCCGAAAAACTGGATAAATCCTGTGGTCGAAAGGCGACCGTCCGAATTAGTAAAGAGTTCTGCAAATTTAGCCATTACCAATACCACCCACGTTCTAATAAAATCACTTCAGCGGTAGTGTAACGACCGCCATTTTTTGCACGACTACGTTTAGCGTTGTTGCTGAGTTTTTTCATTATTTATCCCCTACATCATCAGCGATATAACGCAGATTGCCTGCCATACGGCGAATCCAGCCCTTGCCGAAGTGTTGGAAACCACTGAGCTTGGTATAGAACTCAAGGCGTTCTGCATTGAAAAGGGTAACGACTTCTACGGTGGAACGCTTACGAATTGCCGCAAGGGTAATCTCACCAATAATGCCGTCATCAGCGACACCCACAGCACGTTGTAGCATACGACTGGCATTACCCGAGCCGTGATTGACACAGGCATCAAAAAACTGAAAGGCAAGCTCAGGGGGAAATTCATTGCAACGATAGCGTTGCCAAAAGGCTTTTAAATAGATTTGTTTGGCATCATCACGAGTCATTGTAAACATTGACCCTGTATAGCCATTTGCACGAGCAGTGTGAATGGTGATACCGAATTTGGTTTCACCGCCTGCATCTCGTGGGTCATTTACATAGCCACCTTCGTGTTGAATAACACGAGCAAAGGCTTTGTTAAAATCAGAAAGAGTTGCGGTTTGGGACATAAAAAACTCCGTTGTAAAGGTTTAACTTCACAACGGAGTTTATAAAAAAGAGGGTTAAATGGATTTTAAACTAGTTTAAGAAACTTTTGTATGAATAACCGTTATTTTAATAACCATCAGACCAACGGCTACTGCGATGTCTGACAACCGCACATTCCATTTCTATTCTCTTATATTGAATTTTAGCGAGGCAATGATGACAAGAAAGCATTTCAAAATAACCTTCTATAGGGCTTGGTTGAAGGATCGATTTCTTACCCTGATGGAAGCAATTTGCACAAAGATAATGAAACACAATCTCCCCGTTCGCATTGGTAAAGCACTGATTGGAGCGATAAACGAATGCCCCCGTGGAAAATTGAAATGGCGAATACTGGTCTTTCTCTACTTTAAATTTGCGAAGTTGGCTGATCTCTGCTTCCAAATCAGCTTTAGAGCTTTGCAACGTCAGCAAGTCGCTTTGCAAAGAGAGAACCAAACCTTGTAATTGAATAGCAATTTGGGTGACTTCCAGTGTTTTGGCACTGGTTTCACCTATTGCTTTTAAATGTTCGATATCGTCTTTTAATTTACCAACAGTTTCTAATGCATTTTTGATTGTTTTAGCGGACTCATAAACATCTCTAATCATTTCTTCTTCCCTCCACACAAACTCTCGCAAGGTATACCGTCTTTATCACGGTCGAGGCTACTGACACCGCATTGAGTGAGGTGAAAACGAGCTTCTTCGCAGCTGTCCATTTGGCTACAGGTGCGTTTGCTACAAGTGAAGGTTTGAGCGAATGCAAAGGTGGCAATCGCTGCCACCAATAATGTAATAAGGAGCTTTTTCATAGATTGAACCCTATTCAGCAAACCCTGCAGATGACATTACACCAGTATAAGAACTCACGCTGACAGAGTATTTTTTACCGTTGAAAATGAATTCTTGTTTTTGGTCTTTGTTGGTTTTACCGTAATCATTCATCGTGCTAGATAGCATCTCCATAAATTTTTTACCTACGGTTTTAAGTTGATTTTTTCCTTCAAAGGCAGAAAGTACGGCTGCATTTGAGAACAGCATAACCATATTTTCATCTCCACCTTCTGATTTAGGTGTCACAATCGTGAGTATGCTCATCACTTTTTGTGTTTTCTTATCGATCGCCATCACAATTCCGAAATTTTTTGAGAATTGGTAGCTTGCTGTATCATTTACCGCCCCTTTTTCTACTTTTATTTTCTTTGCCATTTGGTAAGGCGAACCAATTTCTGTTAGGGCTGTGTTAATGAGTTGTGCTAATTGGTTGGCGTTAAGATCTAAGGTTTGATTAACTTTTTCAGGCTCAGCAGGTTGTTTTTCTGCGTTAGGTTCTTCTTTTGTTGCTACTTCAGGGGCTTTTTCTTCTGCTGCTGGAGCTGGTTTTATTTCTTCTTTCGGTGGCGTAGCAATAGGTTCTTTTGGTTGTTCTACTTTGGTGGTTTCTTCTGGTTGTACTGGTGCTGGGGAAATGATTAGTACACTAATGACAAATCCTAACGCACCAATTGCAAACCCAGCTAAATGGCGAACAAATGCTCCTTTGCCTTTATTCTTATAAAATCTTGCAATAACAATCCATAATGCAATAAATAAAATAAATGGAATAAAGTTAATCATTTTCAAGTTTCCTTATAGTTGGTTAAAAAATTCTACGCTACTTTACGATTCGTAAGTGCCGCCGTCGCCGCCAAAGCACTTGCGGCTTCTTCGATGGCGGCTTTACCCTGCTCGTTGCTTTCTCGGTAGTCTTCAAGTAGGGTTTGTTCTTTTTGGGTGAGCGTGCTTTCAGGTGTGCTTTGCACCCCAGAAAAGACCCTATCCCAAATTCTGTGTAAACACCCATTTCAACTTA